CATCCGGCGACAACGCATACTTGAGACGAGCCTCCAACTCGGCCACGCTAATCAACATCTCCCGGCGTCGAACCGCTTCCGCTTCCGACACGGGCGGGGCAACTTCCTCAGATTCGCTCACACGAACACCCCCTCAACCCAAAAGGGGGCGCGCCCCAGGGTTGACACCTCGCGCACATTAACAGGACGCAAGCCAACCCACAGGAGCGACGCCCCACGATCACAGGTAATCTCGCTCGACAGGCCCATCATCAGAGGGAGGAGGCGCGACAGGCCGGGCCGGTGGCCCCACATGATCACCCAACGATCCCCCCTCATGCGGGACGTCGTTCGCGCCCCTTCACGCAGGCTGTACGCCCATCGTGTGCTTAGAACGCTTATCCAAGCCAAGTGCCTTACCGACAACCGTCTTGTCAGCGCCCTCAGCAAAGTACTTGTCCACGCCCCCCAACTTGAGCTTAACCGCACGCAGCGAGTACTGGTCGTCGGAAATCTTCTCGACACCAGCGGTCTCATCCCAGTACACGACCGGATCAAGGACCTGCCGGAAGCCATACCACGTGTTCACAATGGAACGCTCCTGCAGGTGCATAGCGTCGTAGTCGCGCATCCAGCGCATCGCGATACCCGAATCGGAAATGCTGGTCGCGCCCTTCACCGACTCAGGAACATGTGGCGCAGCGTTAAGGAAGATGAACGCGTCACCGGCCAGAGCGTACGCCTCATCAGCGGGCAAGTCCTCCGACACGACAATGTTGAAGCCCTTGACCTTACCGAGAACAGCGTCAGCAAACGCCGTCTCAGCCAGCTTGTCGCCAACCGACGCGGCCTTCACAAAGTCCGCCGACTGCAACAGGGTATCCCAGTCAGAACCCACAACCAGCGTGCGCGACACCTTCGACGCGCCCAACAGGTTCAGAGCGCGACGCGCCTCAATAATATCCTTGAGGACGTTATCTTCCCGCGCGCCAATCTCCACCGTGTACTTGCCCGTCTTGAGAGCCTTCACGGCACCGTACTCAAGCTTGCGGGCAACCGCGTGCGCCTGCGCCGGAAGAATCGACGTGCCCCAACCGTTGAAGTCGAACTCCCACTCCTCATCCGTCAGCGACGTCGCAGAATACGCGTTACCGCCGAAACGGACCGCAATCTTGCGCTCCTTGTACGGGTCAAGAATAAGTTCCTGCGCGCGGTTATTGCGCCATTCGTAATCGTGCGCGGGAAGAATACCCGGCACTTTCACGTTAAGGGTGTCATCCTTGGCACCCTTAAAATCCTCGATACCCTTCTTAGCGAACAGGGTAGGAACAACAAGCTCACGCTCAGTCAGCGCGACCGCAGTCGCAGCCAGCTTTTCCGGCTTCACCGGGGTATGGTTAACAGCCACCATAACAAAATCTCCTCTACAAACTCACGAAACCAAACAGCCAGGAAACGTCAAATACGAGGCACGCGATTACGCACAAACTCGCGCGCGTCAAACTCGCCTTCCGTCTCCTCAGCGGGAGCCAAACCCCCGCCCTTGCGAGGCAGACCCGCCGCGCCGCCAGTCGCGCCCACCAGGGTCGTCAACTCCTCGCACGCCGCACGCATCTCCTCAACCGTGCCGTCCTTGACGAACTCGAACGCCTTACCGGGCAGGTTTGGGAACTCATCGCGCACCTGCTGACGCACGCGCACACGATCAAGCTCCGCCTCAACCTGACGGGTTTTCTCATCAGCCGCCGACAGTGCGGCCTCAAACTCCTCAACCGTCTTGAGGCCCTTCACCGATTCCTGAACCTCACGCAACTGCGTGCGATACCTCGCCGCCTCGTCACGCGCCCCCTTCAGTTCACGTTGGGCCCACTCAGGCAGGTCATCAACCTTGCGAGGAGAGCCATCCTTGCCCTCACCCTCATTGCCTTCCACCTGCGCCTGCTTCTCCGACTCAACCTGCGCATCCTCGCCGCGCGCTCCCGGCGCACCACCCTCAACCGCCTCAGCCTCATCAGCCACATTCTTCTCGTCCGCCAAAACACACTCCCAAAAACAAAGCCCACGCACGCCACCAGGACGACACGCGGGAACACCAATGAGGCCGCCAGGGCCTCCACCAACACGCCTACCGCTTGAACTTGCGGTAGTAGTAACTCCGCCAGCCGGACTTGCCCTTCAAGCCCTTGCCGCCGAAATCGTTGTACCAAAGATTCTGCATCTCCCGATTCACCGCGAAACGAGAACCCTCAATGCTTGACCCCGCAAAAAGGGGCAACGCGTAACAATGACAATTCGGGTGATAGCCGTGCGTCCCATTAGCGTGCGTCACGTCATGCCGCAACGCCTCATGCTTGCCCGAATACACCGCGCCGCGAGACAACAACATCGCACAAAACGCGCACGGCGTGCCAGTCCCGGACACCCTAATCCACGCCTGCCTAGCCGGGTCACGATCACCCATATCACGCACCACCGACCGGACGCCGCCAGCCGCCGCCTGCTGACCAACACCAGCCACAACGCCAGACGACACCTCACCAGCCTCAAGCCGGGCACGCAACAACGCCTGCGCCGCCTTCACATCCACATCACGCAACGCAGACAAGTTCGACGTCGGCTGCTTATCCACCGCGACACGCACGCCCTCCAACGACGTCGCAGCCAACGCCTTCACCCCAGCCGCCTCGTTGAACTCGCGCACCAGCTCACCCAGCGTCACCTCGCCGCCCTGCGTGTGACCGCGAATAGGGGAGGGGACCGTACGCCCCGTCTGCAACGCCCGCAGTAGCCGGTAGAACGCTACACCCAGGACAGCGCCACGATCCCACGGCTCAACCAGCATCTCGCCAAACCGGGCCGCAACATCACCGCCCTTGTCCACCTGCTCCCACCAAGCAGACACATCCTGCACAGTCACCAAACTCAACCGGCCAAGCGACGCCTCGAACGCCTTCAACAAGACCTCTACGCGCTTATCTGCGGGCACTACAGGACACCGCCATCCAAGGACGCGGGCTCACCCTCAACGGGCGTCACAGGCTCATCTAGAGCATCCTGCGCGCCCATCGCGCTAAACCCCCGGACAGCCGCACCAAAATCAGCCCCAAGCCGTTCCGACGTCGCCAACTCATCCCAACGATCCAACTGAACCGGCGACACGCCAGGAACCATCTCCCACAAACCGCGAGACGGAACCCCAATCTCCCGCAACTTCGACAACGCATCCGCCGTCTGAGACAAAGCAGCCGACTCCAAGTCACGCCACAACACCTCGTTATGCTCCCACTGGTCGCGCTCCGCGCGACCCTCTAGCACCATGCCAACACGCAACGTCCGTTCCCACGACTCACCAAACTGAGTCCGATACAGCTCCAACTTACGGCGGAACGACTTCTCAGCCGCGTTCAACGCGTCCGCCGACAGGTTAGCCATCTGACCCAGTAGGAAGTTAGGAGGCGTCTGCGAGATAGCGGAAAAGTCCTTAATCAGCGCGTCCATCGCCGCGATGTAGCCTGACTGGTCGCCAACCGGGAGGGAACCGAACTTGCCATCCGGCGACGAGTTAACCAGAAAGTCGCCAGGCCCCGCCGCGATAGGCTGTCGAACAACGCCACCATCCACGCCAACCACCGGCATACCATCCGCATCCACAGCGACTGCAGGCTCCAAGCCTGTCGCCCACAGAACGCGATGCGCGCCATGCGACTGCTCAAGCAGCAGATTGAACAACATCTGATTGAACGAGTCCTGCCAGTGCTTCAAGGGGAGGACCGCGCCCTGCACGCGCCCCTCGTCATCCATCTGCGACACAAACCGCGTCACAGGACAATGACCGTTCCCGCCGTGCGCAACCCCAGGACCAACAACCGGCTCGCCACCACCGTTAGGCAGGACAACGTCGTAACGGTTGTAACGATCCCACGCGACCGCCAGACCAGGCTTAGGTCGACCATCCGGCCCAAAGCCTGGATGCCGCATCACCGACAACGCAAGAATCGCGTTATCGTCAGACAACGCGTCCTCGAACAGGCATACCGTCCGCAACGCCGACAACACGCGAACGTAGGCCCTGCCGTCCTGGCCGCGCTCAACGACCGTGAACGCCTGGCCGTACGCCACCGCGCTACGGTGCACCTGCGCCTGCTTAGCATCCAAATTACTCCGCTGCCACAAGTCCCATTCGGGTGTCTCAGACGAACGCTCGCCACCTGCTCTCTGATCCCCCGAACGGAACCCGTCAACCGCCAACGCCTGCGTCGCAGCGTTCACCGGAATCTCGCACCAATTCTGACGAGCACGCCTCATCATCGCCATATGCTCAGGCAACATGCCCTTGGGCGAATACGGGTCGTCAAAATCGCCACGCAAATACGCGTCCGCAACCGACAAGCCGTCATCCCAGTCACGATGCAACACGCGCAAACCCTCGGCCACGAGAGCTTCCAGAGAATCACCAGCATCAATAATCGCCGCCACAACACACCACACTCCTAGAACCGGAAGAACGACCCCCCAGCCTTCGCGACCGGCCTCGACGCCATCTCCGTCTGATAATCCCGATACGCACCAAACGCCAACATCGCCGCCGCATACATGTCGATCTTCTTCTTCGACTCGCGTCCCGCTTTCATAAACGAGACACCATACGGCGTATCCTTACGCAACACATTCAACACATGACGACGGAACGACGCAGCCAACTCACGAGAACCGCCATGCGACACCTTCCCATCAAGAATCGCCGCCATAAACGCCTCATGAAGATTCACCGTCCGCTTACGCGAACCACGCATATCCCACGCAATCGGACCCCTATCCGACGCGCGAGCCACAAGCCGCTCACCATAATCCAGAGTCCACTCATGAATGTACGACTCCCACAACGCGACGTCCGCATAGAACCCAACGACGTCGTAGTCACGGAAACAACGGTGGACCATCGAATCCACGCGCTCACGGTCAACCTCCCAGTCGCCCGCAAGGTCTAACGGCTTCTCCTCAAGCAGCAACGGAACCATCAACCCGTCCGACACGCGAATAGCGACCAGCGCCGTAGAGTCATCCGACTTACCGCCATCGAACCCGAGCACGATCCGGTCACCGGGCTCCAACGTCGCCTTACGTTCGATACGCTTCCACTCCGCCGACGAGAACAAGTTCCCCTCAGGCTGCCACACCTGATTCAGGTACATGCGACGAGACTCCGACGTCGGACGCGACGGATTCAACACCGACCGCCACGCCTCATCAGCATCACACCACACCGAATCCCCACGCACAGCGTTGTACAGAACCTTGAACACGCGCTCATCCAACGGCGTATCATCCGGGGCCTCCAACGAGTCATAGAACATGTCCGACTCCGTAGTCAACCCCTCCAAAGACTTCATATACGCCTCACGGTCGTCCTCAGCCACCGAACCCTCACCAGGCTTATACGCGTTCGTAATAGCCAAATACCGGGACTTCATCTTCGTCGTATTACCCTCAACCGTGTTCTTCAACTGCTGCCCGTTATTCTGCGGGAGCCAGTGTTGGGACTCGTTTAACAGTGCAAAAGTACAACGGTTACCCTCCGTCGAACGGAACGACGACGTCTTGACCTCGATGCGCGCCGTGTTGTTGCAACCGCGCACAATCTGCAAACGCACATCCACGCCATACTTCGCACGCAACCTGTCACCAACAAGCACATGGAACATATCGAACGTATTACTAGTTTGCTCCTGCTTCAACGCGAAAATCTGCACCAACGCCTGCGGACACCTACGACCAACCGGCTCACCATCCGAACCCCAACCAGCAAACCTGGACGGACCAAACGCCTCAACCAAACACAACACAGCAAGCAAAGGGTCCTTACCCCAACCCTTAATCCGCTGCAGCACACCTCGACGTCGGTAAATGAACTTACCCTCATCATCAACCGCGTACCACCATAACACGATACGCAACTGCTCCAAGGTAAACTCAAACACGTCCTGGTCAGCACCAAGCGGCTCCAAATAATCCGAACACCACCGGGCAATCTCCCAACCCAACGTATGCTCAGGCAACACAAACCGGCCATCCTCGCCACGCTCCCACGTCGGCCCATAATGCACCGGCGCAAAACGCTCCAAAATCTCCGCATCAGACAAACCATCATAGGGCCCGGCAGGGGGTGCCCCAGCCTTATCAACATCGACCAAAACCAGAACACCCCCAACCCCATCAACACACAGTACCCGTGGCGGGACTCGAACCCGCACGCCCCCCTGGGGCGCCACATTTTGAGTGTGGTGTGTCTACCAAATTCCACCACACGGGCAAGATGACCCCCCCAGCGCAAACCACCAGGGGGGTAGCCACGAGGCGAACCCCGCTACCACAACACAAGCAAAATGCCCCCGCCGTATAGCCGTCGTGCTCGCGCGCCACGCCGCGACCCAGGGCCACGACTCGCCGTTTCAGCGTACGGGGGCCAACAAAATCCCAACCAACCCCACAGGGCGGAAAGGAACAAAGAGAACTCCGGCCCGAACCCACACCCCATTGTGTAGGCCGGGCCGAATCAGCTACCGGGAACAACCTCTAAGCGGCTGTCTCAGCAGCAATAACCTCACGCAACCGCGTGAAATTAAAACCACCAAACCACGACCCCACATCCTCACCAGGGGCCACAACCGGCATCGCACCAAACCCATACTCGACCAACATGTCGCGAGCCTCAGAATCAACACTCACGTCAACCATCTCATACGAGACACCCGCCTTATCCAACGCCCGCTTAGTCGCCACACAAGCACCACAACCAGGCTTACTATAAACAACAACCACTAACAACCCCCACAACAACAACCACTACGACGACCGCAAACGCTCACGATAACTATCCAACACACTAACCGACGCCGGAACCACATCAGACTCATCAGGCCGCAACTCAATACCAGCACGCCGACGCTCCGACTCCGACATCCCCAACTTACCCAACTCCATGTAAATCGTCGCCAAACGCTGCGACGACGGATCACGCAACAACGGAGGACGATCACGAGTAAAACCACGCGCCTCACGCTCAGACGGCCTCAACGACGCCGCCTCAGCATCCCACCCAGCACGCAACGCGCGCGCACGCACAGCCTCATCCTGCTGACGCTTATACGCCGACAGGTCCTCACACAAGGAGAAAGCCATCTCCCAGTCCGTCTGCTGGAACCAGTACGACTGACCAGATACTTCAATAGCCTCATACATGCGCTTAGCCGTAGGATGCCACTTACGATCCGCCTTACGCGGAGACGTGCTCATCAGAACGCCACCAGTCACATGCTGCGTCCGAGATGGACGCTGATCCACCAACTCATCCCGCCGCGCAGGAACAGGGCCACTACGAGCCATCCAAACCACCCCCACGCAAACCAGGATGCGGCTCCACCCTACGGAACCGACCAGCAACCTCACGACGCATACGCGCCAACGCCACATGCCCCTCACGCGCCGACTTCAACGCATGATGCTCACGACACAACGCCCGCAAATTACCAAACGAATCATCATCATTAGGAACAACATGATCCACATCCGTAGCCGGGGCACCACACACCGACAACGCATCAACCTTCCACTGACAACGACCACCATCACGAGCCAACACCGCACGCCGCCTAGACGCCCAATCAGACGGCAACCGACGCCGCCTCGCAGAATTACGCGCCCAAGCCACAACAACCACCAACCAACAACGATCAAGCCCCGACCGAGGTCCGACCCAGATCTACCAAGCCGCTAATATACTCGACGCCGAGGCAACGACAACAACAATAATAACAACAACAATAATAACAATAACCAATTACGTCTTAAGACTTAAAGCAACGACAACAACAACAATACTAACAATAATCAATTACGTTTTAAGACTTAAAGCAACGACAGAACTATAAGATAGAAACCATGAGCTAT